CTGGTATGGATGCGCCATTGCCCCCGTCCAGCATCTCGATCCTGGTGGTGAATTTGTAATCGATGCCCGAAGCAGCTGAAGCCTGTTCAAAGAAATCAAATTGTTTCTGCACCTGTTCGCCAACCAATTTAGAAACAGAATTATTGACATCGTCTCTCAGATTCAATGTGATAGCTTCCCAAGTGTGCTTGCCGGCCAGATACACCTTTGAGTTGTAGACGTCCAGTGTGACATCATCAAAAGTCAAATTGGGTCTGGTTACATCGATTACCTGTTTGGTCAGTTCTGACCTTGGAGTTGATACACCGAAGTTCTCAAGTACCACCCTAAAACGATACTGGAGTTTTGGCATCAATAAACCCTGTGATGCTGAGCTCTGATCGTTTGCCAGTGGTACTGTAAATTTACTTAATGTTGAGATTGCCATATTTTTGTTCCTTTTTATTTATCGGGTATTAAACTCCCAAGTTAGCTATTTCTCCTGTGTTTTTGATCCTTAAAGGTATGTAGATAAACTCAACTGATTTCACAGGCTCAATTGCTATGTCCACATACAGTTCATTTCTGTCGATCCTTGTGGCAGTGTTGTTGGTCTCGTCGCACACCACTAGGAAGTCAAACAGTGCTCTCTGACCCACTAGTTCCAACAGGAATGATTCAATAGCTGCTTTGATTTCATTTCTTGTCAACGAATCATTTGGTTCAAATATAAACGGTTTGGCTATCCTGTCCAATTGTGATCTTAGGTATACAGTCAATCTTGAAACGTTGATCCTGTCCAGAGCTGATGCAGTTGAAATCTTGGTCAAGTTACCAAAGTTCAATATGCCCGTGCCTGAGAAGAACGTGATTGGGTTCACTTTGGCAGTGTGCATGCTGTCTCTCACGGACTCTGTCAAAGAGATCTGTTCAAACTCGCCTGTGGCACTGTCAATGTAGCCCACCGAAGTCGCGTTGTCCACGATACCTCTCCTGGTGCCAGCTGGCGCGAACCATGGGAATCCCACGTTGTCGTTGTTGGCCAACACTCTCAGCATCATGTGGCTTGGTGGCACTATTATGGTGGTGCCTGCGTTGTCTGTGGTTCTTCCTGATGGATAAAACACGCCAAGGTATTCGCTGGACGTTACCAATCCTTCATCGCCGTTGTCGGCGGCGCCGGCCGTGTTGTTGGACCAGTTGGTGATCGCTGTGCTTGTGCCCACCAATCTCAATGGGGTGTCTCCGATAACGAACGCTGTGTTGTTTCTGTCAGTGTTTAAATTCACCATATCGGCGATGACCTCGGGATATCCCGGACATGCTATGATGTTGAATCCTCGCTGGTCTTCTCTTATGGCTTGGTTGGTGTTGATCTCTGATTTCAATTGTTGCACTATAACTTTTCTCACAGATTTTCTACCAAATGTGCCAGAACCATCTGCGTTGTTGGCGTTCTTGGTCACCCATCTGTCTGGGAAGTAGTTGGCCACTGATTCGTTGGAGAATCTCACGTTGCCTTTACCAGTTGATCCAGAACCCGGATAGTTTGCAGTGGTGATGTAGTTGTGCCTGTATTCTTTCACGTTGTATCCTGATCTTCTTGTGTTGAACAGCAAGATCTCTTTTGGAAACAGAGCAGGATCTGGTGCATCGGGATCCAGGAAGTTGTCAGTCAGCAATAATTTTATGGTGCTGTCTGTGGGAGCACCACCAGTTGAGCTGGAATCGGTTTTGGTGGCGCTGGTGTTGGACCTTGCGTCAGCGAACACTATTCCATTCTCTGTGGTTTGGTCACTGTTGTCGATCAGCACAAAATCTGCACCGTCAGTCAATGTTGTGTCATATCTATAGATATTGGGATAGTTTTCCAGGTCGCTGGTGTCGATCCATAGGTCGCCTTTCACCAACGCAGTTCCGTCTGATTGCGTGGTGGGCTTGGTTGCTGAAAATTGCGGTCCATTCGGATCAGTGGTGCTGAGAGATGTGCCACCAAAGGTACCGTTTTGGTATCCCACAAAGGTGGTCCCGTTGTGTGTCATTATGTCGGCTTCAAGATTGGTGTTGTACCATAAAGCCCCGTTGGCTGGTTCATTGCTTGGTTCCGATGTTGAGGCCGTGTAGCTCAAGCGTTTCCAGTTTGAGGCCATCACCAAGTTGTTCAGCGTGGAGTCCTGTGGATAGTAGGTTGAATCTTCTGCTGTGCCTGCCGGAGTGTCATACAAGTTGTCCACCAGTGTGGTGGAATTCGCAGTGTATGTTCCATAGCTGTGTGCGTTGGTTGCTCCAAATCCTGCGTCCTCCAGGGCAGTGCCTGAATTGATGTTGTACATTCGAAAATCGCCGCCCAGTGCGTGTGTCATTCTAATGGCACCTGTGGAAAGTTTTGTGGCAGATACGTGGGTAAGTCCCGCCGCGCTCACGGCAGCGACGAAATCATCCGCCCCGGTTCCTGCTAGGGTGACTGTCACTCCCAGCGTGGAATCTTCTCCCTCCAGCGTGGACTGTCCTATGCGTGTTTCTGCTATCCTGAAAGCGTGTCCGCTGGTGAATGAAGGTGATGTCGTGTTTGAAGTTATCGTCGTGGCGCCACCTTGGTATCTGAATATTTGGAAATCCTGCACTGCCAATGTGGTGTCGGTGGAGTCATTGCCCGGATGTTGGTCGTACTGTTCGGTCACGTTGTATTGTGTGTATAGGTCACCCGCTGCCAATCCTGTGCCACCGCCCACGGGGTCCAGCCCATAGATGGCCGATTGGTTGTTGGCGTACAATGGAGCGTCCACTGTGGAAAATGCGCCTGTGGCTGAATTGTAGATCTTGACAACTATGTCCGCCCCTGAGTTTGGAGTGGTTGTCTTGAACCAGACCGATCCAGTGGCCGCATCTGATTCCGCAGTCTTCCAAGTGGGTCTGGCAGTGTGCGAGGCCTGTGCGAACAGGGCCTGAGTTCCACGGGCGTCAACCCAAGACTGGCTGCCCACTTGCACCCAGGTGTTAGAAGCTGTCTTGAAATATGTCTTGTTGGTCACGTGCGTGGTGTTGATCGCGTAATCGCCCTGCGAACCGATTGAGGTTTTGGGGATTCCTGTGGATACTCCTCCAACCAGGTCGTCCACTGACGTGATTATGATCGGATCTATCTCTGTGAATGCCTGATCGGTCCTTGACCACTCAAACAAGCCAAAGCTGGTAGATGACAAATCAAACCAGTAAGTGCCATTGGTTGGGTCTGCGGTAGGCGCTGTTGAGCTGCCTGCTAATTCAGAAAGGTCAACATTGGCTCTCAACACGAAAGCTCTGTTGGCAATTCCCAGGAATGAATAAGCCGCTTGCAAGCCGTATTCGTTCAGCTCATAACCATTCAATGCGTTGCCTGATGAATCTGTGTAGAATTTTGGATCTCCAAAAGTCTCTGTTAACTCTCTTTGAGATGATATCAAAAATACTGTGTTTGCATTGGCCGCCTGTGTGCCTGCTGCTGTTGTAGTGCCGGCGCCATTTAATTTGTCCTGTGCTGAAGCAACAATTATTAGTGGTGTTGTTCCCGCGTCTGATGGTACGTAGAAACTTTCATTGATTACTGTGACTTCTACGCCTGGTGATGTTAATGCCATTTTTAAGTTCTCCTTGCAAGTATAACTAGACTTATTTATTGTTCTGCACGGTTTTTACGGCGTTATCTTGACAATTTTGGTGCCTATATAGGGCACGTAAATACAAGCATGAAACGTCCGCTGTGCAACACTTGCCAATCCAGGCCCCGATCATATGGCTATCGCAAAGGCACCAAGATCTATTGGCGCAGCCAGTGCGACACTTGCATACGCAAAAGCAAGAATTTGCGAGTCAATGGTCCCACACGCTGGTTCCAATCTGGATACCGTAAGAAAACACGCTGTGAGCTGTGTGGATTCAAATCAGTGCATGAATCACAAATGGACGTGTTCCATGTTGATGGCAATAGGAACAACACATCGATCTATAACTTGAAAACTATATGTGCGAATTGTCAGCGCCTAAAGAGCACGCAGGATCTGGGATGGTCTATTGGTGATCTGGAAGTAGACTCCTGACCATCAGGCCCACTTGTGTTCTTAGATCTTCCAGGTTGCCCGAATTGTCGATCTCGTAGTCAAAACGCTGTCCGATCCAGTCCCACTCGCTCTGATGCACCGATCTCTCCTGCATCTCCTGTTGCGTGGGTATGGGTCCTCTGCGCACCAATACCACTTTGCCCTGCAGGTCTCGTATGGTGTTTATCTCGTTGATGAATCTGGTGTCGCTGAGCACTATGTTTCCGCCGCCGTATCTGGCAGTGAATGAATCTATCCAGATGCTGTCATGGAAATGCCCCCGCATGACTTCGGTCCCCCAGTATTGTAAAATATATCTTGGGGTCACTGCTTTGTCGAGCTTGTTGCTCCAATAGGGATCGATCCTCTCCCTCCACATCCGGCTCTCCTGCGTGGCCCCTTCCAACAGTGCCCTGTCCCAGCCAAATATTGCACTGACCGCATCTTTCAATGCTTTTGCGAAACTGTCTCTTTGGTATCCGTGTTCCTTTACCAAAAAATCCGCAACCGTGTCCTTGCCGGACCCAATCAATCCTACCAATCCTATAAGCATAAGATTATATTACAGGTTTTTTAATCTTTTTGCAATCTCTTGCTTGACTTTTTTCACTGTGATCAATATCTGTTCTCTAATGGAGGATTGATCCGCCACCCTGCTCATATTTTCCAAAGCGGTAACAAGATCTTCTAGTTCTTCGGAGGTGAGATAGCGAATTTTTTTGATGCCTGTGCTAGCCATAATCAGACATATTTAATGTGGAGTGTTTAATAATTCTAAGGCAATAAAAAGAATTAACCTATGACAAAAGTGGTCGGCATTCCACCGTCGATGAAATTGTTGATCTCTTGGTCCAGTTTCTCCATCGTGGCCATGCCGTCCTGTTTCAGTGCCTCGCCGTTCAGCGTGGTGCCTCCCTGTGGTCCTGCGATGGTGCCAAACTTGCTCCTGGCCTCTCCCAGCATCACTTTGCTGACCGCAAGAGTGTAATCTCTGATCCAGGGCTTGCTGTAGAGGTCTCTCAGGAGAGTGATGTCGGGCCTGAAGTTGTCCGTGTGCAATAAAACTCTCTCAGTGTCGATCCTGGGACGCTGAGTTATGGTCAAAGTTTTTGTGGCATTGTCATAGTGATGTTGTATGAATGATCCAAACATCTTGCCCACCAGTTCCTGGTATGCGGCGAATGCGTAGTAGGTGGCCAATCCACCAGTGGCGCCGGTCCTCAACAGGTAGGTGTTGGTGTAGGCCAAGTTGAAGGGCTCGAACAAGGTTCCACCCTGTCCATCTCCCCTGCTCCCCACCGTGGCCCTGTTGACCTGCCTGACGTTGATTATCTCGTCGGGCAAGATATATTTGTTCTGGTTCTCCTTAAGGTCCAGGAATGCATAGCTTTCCTCCACCGCGTTGCTGGATCTCTGCCTGTAGCGATTGATAGCCCTCTCCAGTGCCGTTTGGTAGTGTTTTGGGTCCAATTCCACGTCGATCATGCCATCCCCTAGGTTGGTCTTGACGTAGTCGTAAACTTCCTGCTGCATTGTCTGTAACTCTGACATATGGATATTTATGGCTAGATCCTTTTCCATAAATATGGTTAGTATGCCACGTTTATCAATATTCAAGCCGGAAAAGGGCAACGATTATAAGTTTTTTGATCGCAACATAAATGAGATGTTCCAGGTTGGGGGAGTGGACATCTACCTCCACAAATACGTGGGCATCTATGGTCAGGGCGAGGAAGGCACCAAAGATGGAGACGCCAGCCCCACCCAACCGCATTACAGCGGCGACAGCCTCAATGACAGGACCATACAGGACCTGTTATTTCTAGAGAACAGGGACAGGAAATACGACGCAGATGTCTACATAATCCGCGGCATCTACAACGTGCAGGACACGGATTTCAATCTCAGCCAGTTCGGCATGTTCCTGCAGAATGACACGCTGTTCCTCACAGTGCATCTCAATGACGTGGTGGAGAGATTGGGCAGGAAACCCATGAGCGGAGACGTGGTG